AAAAGCAGAACCGAACCGATTGCTGCTGAGATTATTGTAGCAGTTTTATTGTGTTTGTCAATAGCCTGGTCGATCATATACTGCACTTCGGATCGACTAATAAACTCATCATGAGGTTCCATCACTTTTCATCTCCAAGAAACTTTGCTAAAGGATCTCTTCTTGTCTTAACTATCTCCACTGCTCTCTTATAAAACATGTTATCTGTATTACCAGATGCTTCAAATGTTTCCTTTATACGGACCCAATTATTATAGGTATGTTGGTCCATGTCTGTGATGCGTATTACTAATATATACTAATCACAGGTTTTTCAACGTCAACCAAATGTCAGTGTTTTGTAACACTACGATACAGAAAACAGAATAAAATGTTAAATCTGTATCTTATGTAACGGAAAGGGTGGGATTCGAACCCACGGAAGCTTTCACTTCGCCAGTTTTCAAGACTGGAGCCTTAAACCACTCGACCACCTTTCCAAATTGTCAACGAATTTCAAAGTCTAAACGACGAACCTTTCGTTGTCGTCTTGCTTCCTGAAAAGCAAGATCTTGAGAAGTCAGAACGTTTCTTTGTTCTTTCTGAATAGAGTTTAACATAACAACACGGGATAAGTCAATAGCTGAGATCTTATCCCCACGAACAGTTGCCATATTAGGACAACCACAAGTTACTGTCTTAGTCTGATGTCCTGTTATTTCCTTGTTGCAATCTTTGCATCTTATAGAGATCATTTCTCATTCCTTTAAATACGACCTTAACATCCAAACGAATTTACCGTGAGTTTCAATTAAATCTTGGGCAATATTTGATGTAGTATATTGCTTTGTTTTTTCCGATTCTTCTACAACTGAAGTCAGAAGTTCAATTATTTTCTTATTGTCGGAAAGCAACTGAGATACCATAGACTTATCAGTTGGACTTGCAGATGCCTCAGGAATCTCACAAGTTTCAATTACTCTACTGATTGGTGAGATAGCTTTCATACGAAGATATCTCATATGCTCAGTGAATCTATCTAGTTCACCTTGCATCGTAGTGTATTGTTCACCGAATGCTTCATGAAGTTCAAAGAAATCAGAACCAACTACATTCCAGTGATACACCCAAGTCTTTTGCATTAAACAGAAAAGACTTGTTTGTGCTTTATGTAATGACTGGTATAACTCGTCCATTATTTTTTTGAAATATTTATGATGGGAAATGTCGGATTCGAACCAACGACTTATTGCTTGTAAGGCAACCACTCTACCACTGAGTTAATCTCCCGTGGTGAGTCGGATATGATGATCCCGACTCGTATGGAAGAACCGAAGTCCATCCAACTCCCCAACTTGGACTCGAACCAAGAACCCATTGATTAACAGTCAATTGCAACTACCGATTGTGCTATTGGGAAATAAGTGTAGGTGAACCAACCTACAGTTTAGGAACGTCTTCCATGGTGTTTATAAAAATGGAAACCCGTCGATTCCCAAGAGCGGAAGACGAGATTCGAACTCGCAACAACCTGCTTGGAAGGCAGGGACTCTACCGTTGAGTTACTTCCGCAATAAGACAATTATAGAGTAATTGAGTATAATTGTCAAATTTTAAGTTCTACATGAACTTCACGATGACAATTAGCACAAAGCAAAGAGCATTTGTCTAATTCTAATCGTATTTTTTTCCAACTCCAAAGTCTCATCTTATTCCAAGATGCTTCTTTTTCTGTTGGATTGAGATGGTGAAATTCTAAAACATCTGGATACTTATCATATCCACACCTTTCACATTTTCCACCTTTATATTCTACAGCATCAAGTTTTCTTTGACGCCATCTTTGAATACAATACTGATTAAAAGTAGATTTCTCTTCTTCGGTCATCAGTTTATATGGTTTACTCATTAGATTAGACTTAAGTATTCTAATCTATTTATAAACCAAACAGGCAAGGTAGGACTCGAACCTACAATCGGCAACTTAGAAGGTTGATGCATTATCCATTATGCTACTTGCCCTTGTTGTTTACTTGTTTAGTATATCACTCCTCTTTACAGGTGTCAAGCCATGGAGCACAGAGTCTCATTTCTCCTCCAAGTTTCTTACACTCTTCAGAGTAACATAAAGCTTCATCTGGAGCTTTCTCTATCAACCGTGGCAAAGGTACTCTAGGTGGTTCTGAGTCCCTTGTCAAGTCCTCATATTCTCTGATGGCCTTATCCACATCTCTCTTAACTCTACTCTCTACGATTCCTGGGTCCTGGAGGAGGATATCGTTGATTATGGTCTGAGGGAACAGAGTCCTCTGAGCCTCGTCTAGAAGGTCCCACAGGGTCCTCTCAGAGAGTCCTGTGCATTGGGAGAGGGTTGCTACGATACCACTGAGTATGAGGCTTATAAAGATTATCTGATTCTTATCTGGTCTCTTCTTTCCGAAATTAAAATTAAACATAAAAAAGGGGAGTAGCAACCACTCCCCTATATTTATTCAGTTTTTAGATAGTCAGACCCGTGAGTAACAGATTCTGGCAACTCCTTGACTTGGTGAAGCAATAGAAGAGAATGCACCATAAGATAAGTCAAGGTCCCTACCAGCAATGTAAGGTCCACGATCATTAACTCGCACAATCACTGATCTACCATTGGATTGATTCGTCACTCTCAATTTGGTTCCAAAGGGAAGAGTTTTATGTGCTACAGAATTTCCATAAGCATTGTATCTTTCGCCATTGGCAGTTGTCTGCCCGTGATATCCATCACCTACTCCATAATGTGATGCGAGGGAACATCCGCTCGCTGCCTTTGCCTGAAGGGGTGCCAGTCCTGTAATAGCAACGGCAAGAATTGAAATTGTTTTAAAAAGCATTAAAATTGGTTGAACTCTACATCCGTATAGAAAGGGGGTACACCCTTTTCTCAAAGGGCACTTTCCACGGCTCTAAATCGAATCAAAGTCTCATAACAAAAATCCCACCCTTTTGGAGTGGGATTTTACATAATAAGTTAATATTTAGTAAAAGTCAAGTGTTTGGTTTACCGAATATCAACTTCTTGGTCTCCCCATCCTTCTTCTTCCAAGCAAAGATAATCAAGTTCTTGAGTACCCTCAGGAATGTTGATCCACTCATCAAACTCTTCTGCAATCGCAAGAGCATTAAGTTGATCCTCCATACCACCGTGATCTGCAAGGTGATGGATTCGATCAATACACCACTCCCTCACATAAGGAACTGGTTCAATCTGTGTTTCCATAGTAGTCTTTTCGGAAGTACCTGTTGAGGATGTTGCTATTGTAGAAGGCTGGTTCCCCGTTGTCAAGGCTTTCCGTGAGGACGTTGTGGTAGAAGAGTCTTCTTGTCTCTTCAAAGTTTGTTTTGCCCTTTGTTTTATGTAACGAGAGGATAACTCTAACAAAATTTTCTCTGCCGTACTTTTCAATATCCTCTTTAAGTTCCGGGCAAGACCCATAGTAATCCTTCCAATTAGACTCTGATTTTACTTTACGTTTTTTCCCTTTGGGAGTTCTAAACTGCCAGAAATATTTCCGTCCTATGTACTGCTTTGAATTTATCTTGTTTGTAATGAGATAAACGAATCCGAAGTTATCACCTATATCTTCACTGACAAAATATTTACCATCATAATGCCAAGGATTTTCATAGTCAATATCTATATTCATCTATTATATCAAGGACTTCGTTGAGATATTTATGGGCAAGTCCTTTAGCATCCCAACTTGGTTGATCTTTATATAATCTATCTTTCAATTTTAATACACGAACTTTTATTTCGTCTTTAGTAAGTTGATTTTTTGGCATAAAAAAAGGGAGATCTCTCTCCCCTATCTATAAAGTTTTGTTATATTATTACAGTTTGAAACCACTGAATGTGTTCTTATCCACATCCTGCTTGATTCCACCTACCACATAACTTTCGACTTCCGTTTCCTGGGGAGCAACCTGGAGACCTTTAGAAGAAATCCAGTGCTGAGTCCAAGGTAGTGGATTATTGTTTGCTGAAATGTCGTATTGGGGCTTTAACCCAATTGCTTTAAGTCTTCTATTTGCAATCCACTCTACGTATTGTTGAAGAAGTTTATCGTTAAGTCCAATCATGCTTCCATCTTTGAACAGATAATCTGCCCATTTCTTTTCTTCATTTACTGCACGATCAAACATCGCATAAACCCACTCTTCTTCTTCTTTTGCGATCTGCTTCATCTCTGGATCATCACCATCTCTCCACTTATTCAGAATGTTCTGAGTAATAGCTAGATGTTGGTTTTCGTCTCTTGCGATAAGAGAGATGATTTTAGCGGATCCCTCCATAAGCTTAAGTTCACCGAATGCGAAAGAACAAGCAAAACTAACGTAGAACCTAATACCTTCAAGAATGTTAACGTTTGCGACTGCTCTATAGAGTTTTCTCTTAACATCGTTAATCGTATCTTTTGCGTATGAAACTCCTTCAAGATTATGCATCCAAGTATTAGATGCACCATAAGACTGTGCTGATTGAATAAAGTCATCATACGATTC